CTCTACCTGCTCATAAAGATCAGGATCCTGTTGCTGAAGCCTCTTAAAATAATATCTAGGAGGCTTAGCCTTATGTCCATTAACTACCACATAATCGTTTGGAAATACATCAGTTTTGTATTTATCCAAAAAATTTGCGCCTATTCCAGGCTTTAAACTCATACGATTATATTCTGGTAACCGTTGTATAACCTCCCCAGTTTCAAGATCAACTGGTGCATGGACATCTATATCTTGGTTCTGCTTTTTCATTACATAACGTGCAACATAAGCAGCAGACTCAAAAGTAACATCGCCAACACTACTAAAGCCGTACGGCCATAAGCTTTCCAACTGTGCTGAGCGATAGAGGTCAGAACCGCTGTTAGTTCGTCTAAGAAACTTAAGATCTTCAAAAGCAAAATTGAAGATGCAAGCGTGGTAATGAGGACGGCCACGAACCGACCCATACTCACCAGCCATATAAAACCGAATTGGACGGCTGCTTTTACCAGTGCGATCATCAACTAATTCCTTATCGCCCTTAAACCTCTTTCTTAGCCTTTTCATAAATTTCTGAAAATCACTATGAACTAAACTATTCCAAGGTGGTGGATCTTCATACGTCAACGTTATGAAGCAATTTTTTTCCCACAATTGGGCTTCGTGCATACACCTCACGGCCCATTGTCGAGACCTCTCTAGCAGACAACCTTCGCAACCACCGCACGGAAGTTTGAACTCGTTGATTGCGTCTTGTCTTCGCCAAAATACTATTTCTCCTTTTGATGTCCGCCACGCCTGGAGCGGGCTAAAACATGGCATTAGAGTCTCCAACCACCTCTCATTGGATTTGACCGAAGGTTTGCAACCTTGGTCTTACTTACCTGCTTACGAAACTTCTTAGCAGATTTCATTTTATTAACACTATAACGTCGCATTTCCTGCTCCTTTAACTACTTGGGTGTCACCTAGCACACTTTAAATCAAGTAAGACCGTGTGCTACTGACGCGACCCCTATTCAGGGGTCTTGTCTGCATCGATCGCTTGCGCTGGATCGACGCTACTATCTCTGCCCGCTTCTGCTGCCTTAGCAGCCTTTGCGGACTCCCTCTCTTGCTTTTTGATTTCCGCCTGTTGGCTTTCAACCATAGCAAGAAACTTTTGCGGGTCATTATCCGCAGCCTTCCGGACATCGGCCGGAAGATCCATAAACGCCTGGTCGGCTTCTCTTAACATATTCTGCAACTGTTGATAATCCTGTGGAATCACTGTTGCATCAAACTCCTTCCAATTAACTTCACTAACGGGAAGAACGCCATATTTACGGATCATGATATTCAAATCCGTCTCATCTTTAAAATTCTGTTGAGTTAATGTTTCACTATCACTAATGAGCGCGGTGTTTTTCGACACCTCATCCCGATCGTAATTGTAAGGCGTACGTAACTCCATGTTACTCTCCTATTACTTCGTTAAACCAATCTAAAGTCTCCAGCGCCTTCAACGCTGTCGTATCTAAACCGTTTAACACTCTGTTAAACGCATCAACGCTACGCCTCTTTAAATTCTTAAGCGTAGCTTCTAACTTATTAACCTCAGTGTTATCAAACACCTCGGAATTCTCTGCAGCAAGATCAACATATAATTCAACATGTTTAATAACCTTGCTGACTAACCTATTCATAAATCCTTTTACTTCAGCTTCAGGTAATTTACTTAAACGATTGATTTCATTATCAATCTCCTGCCCTTCAGCTTTAAACTGCGTTAGCACAGCCTGTTGCTCCTGCAACCTACTAGCACTGGCTAACTGTCCACCCTGTATCCCTCTTTGCACTGCCGTTCCAAAATCAGGGATCTGGGCCATTGCTCCCGAACCGGAAGCAGCTGGACCCAACTTAGCGGCCAACATTGGATTCAATCCTGCCCTTTTCATATCAGCCATCGCACGCTGATATCCTGTTCCAGTCTGTTCAGCCTGGAACGCCATCTGTTCACGCGCTGACGCTTGCGACATTCTGGCACTCTGTCGGCTGCCCAAATAAGACAGCCCTCCAGAAATAAGCGCTGCACCCAATACGGGACCCATCAGAAATGATCCACCAAGCCAGGTACACTGTACATCGGCATTGGTCGCGCCATATCTATATCGAAGAAACTATCAAATATAAACTGTTGACCATTAGCCTCCGCACCCACAGCAACAATACGCTCAACTGGTGGCGTATCTTGTATAAATGTGGAATTCAGGGTTGGCAATGAACCAAAATTTTGAGCCAAATGCCAAGCATCTAATGTACCACTCGCAGTTGAACGCATAAGACCAGTAACCTCACTAGGCTTATAGCGATATTCTGCCCACCGCTCTTGATAACCAAATACATCATCATCTGTCGACGTGCCCGTCGCATAAATCTCTTTATTAAGAATTGCTTGCTCACCAAGATGCGCAAAAACTGGAAAATAAAAATCATATCGGGTTTCACGCGACCATTTGCGGTGAAGCCCCTGCTGATACGTCAGATCGGCCCTGACGCTGCATAATCCAATAATAATACCATGCTCAGTAAAACTAGAGGCAAAACCATGCCCATTAGCAAGACCAGTGCCAACAGCACCAAGAGTACCCAACGGAGTATCGGTGCCAGAAGCACCTGACGCAGACTGTTGAGCAACTGGGTTAACAATAATTGGAGCACTACCGCCTCCCAGATATTCTGGTCGTTGTAAACGAGCATCCGGAGAAACAACTCCAAAATGACTCCTAACAATCTCGGTATACCGAGTACCTCCACGCGCATCACGCTCTAACAAACGCTGCACTTGGAAACTATTACGTATAGAGTTAATTGTAGCGGCTGTAGCCGTACTCAAATCCGTATACAAATATTGACCTTGAGTAGGCGCACTAGAAAGCCATTCTACAGAATCAGTGCCAGCCCTAAAGAGTTTGCCGTCACCACCTGTAGAAGAATAAACGCCTACCTCATTACCATTCACACCTTCAAACTTAACCTCAGCCTGACCACCCAAAGGGAGCGTTACAGCATCGCCCTTTTGAGGCCACGGTAAGGCAGAGGTAAAGTAATCATGCCGTTTTCCTCGTCGTAACAAGGTGTAATTTGAATAAGTGTCCGGCCCATCACCTTTGTCCACAATAACCGAATCTTGGAGATTCTCATCCCTAAACCATTCGTTGTAAATAAGGTTATAGGCACGTGTGAAAAGCGCGGAGTGTGAAATTGTACTACCTGCATCGACCTGTCCTACTGTTGGCAATCCCATATAATCCTGCAATGAATTCACTGCATAACCACCAGTCGGCGAAACCATTTGAGGAATTGTGTAATCAATTGAACTATCTGGATCTGGATCTCTTTCGCCCATAAAGCGCTGCCAATTTGACCAGACCAAACGATTCGGCACAAAGAAAAAGAAGGTGTCCAGGTACATATTGTCCATGACAGGGAACAATGGGGTAGCCAGACGTGTGAACGCTGTCATTTTCAAATTGACGCTATCACCTGGAAGCACCTCGTCCACAAATATTGGGACCAAATAACCCGAATCAAACGCCGTCTTCAACGTCTTCTGCGCGTTAAACTTGCTCCGCGGGATCTCCGCCCGCGGTATCATAGAAAACTGGTGCGCACTAGCGCTCCTGTTACGATGCATCATTTGTTACTTTCTCCATCTTTAAACTAGCACAGTTTGCTAACTTCTCTGGGACATCTAAAACAGTCAATTTGCCTGTCTGTTCGTCCCAACTACCGATCACGAATAAATCGAAATCGGACGGATGATTAAACAACTGCCCATTCTGGGGATTGTTCACTGCATCCTGAAATTCTCTTAAGGCGACACCCTTAGTTGGTGGGTAAAATGGGTCTTTATATGTATTGGCTACATTATCAAATAATACTACTACTGGCTTTTCCATCATAAGTTCCTTTGTAATTGCTTTAATTTCGCTTGAAGCACTTTTTGACGTGCGCCAAGCCTTTCCACTGTGTTCTCCTCGCATGATTCTATTCCTTTCATTGCTCTGGAGTACTCTACCTGCTCATAAAGATCAGGATCCTGTTGCTGAAGCCTCTTAAAATAATATCTAGGAGGCTTAGCCTTA